TTAAGCGCAATGATCCTAACCGTTCAACAATATCCATCACTTACTCTCCTTCAGTGTGGCAAGTTTTTTCTGATAGTATTGTCCTTGCTTAATATACATGGCGCATATCTTTTTGTTTGCTTCCATTTTCATAACGTCTAATTTCAATTTGTGATATTCTTCTAAATCTTTTGTTTGTTTGTATAAACCTATTGCAAACGCGATTAGCGGACCAATGCCAAATATAATGTAAAACAAAATTGGCAAATAATCACCATATCCTGTTGTTCTAAGCCATTCTTCCATCACCACTGCACCTCCCCGTTAATCACGACCTGCACATACCACCTGTCGCCGTCTTCGTTCTCCCACAGCGCAGATATGTTGTCGCCGTCCCGCTCATGGCGGACTATCCATTGTCTCATCTCCAACGCCTCCACCACCAAGAATTAGCCTGATCATAAACCTTCTTCGCATCCATAATGTATGATGGGTAATAAGATTCCGTTACTTCTGGCATTGGCGGCATAGGCGAACCACGCAGCACAGCAGATATAGCCATCAGCGTTTGCCATAGGCGGTCTTCTCTGGTGCGGTAATAGTTGACCTGATCCTTGGCTCCTTGAAGTTCATACTGTTGCACTTTGAGTTTGTTTTCCAAGTCATTAATCTTGTCATACAATTTTTGGATTTCGTCAGTCATTTTGGCGGCTCCATTGACCATCCATTTGTCATAGATACATTCACATAGGCACTTGGGTTATCCACGCATTGCCATTTGTCTCTTACGATTACATGATTTGTTTTTGTCACTTCACGATCTTCAATGTAAATTGCTTGGAATGGCTTTACTTGATTTATGATTGATTTGACCCAAACAGGGTTGCCCCGTGGCGCTGTTTCTATTGGTTGCCAGTCTGACGCAGACGCCTTGTAAACAATCTTTGCAGACTTTCGCAGGGCTGTGTTCATTGCCTTCTGTTCATCTTTTGATAAGACTCTGATTTCATCAATCATGATTGCACCATCCCGCAATAGCCGTGGGTTGTGCTAAAAATAGTTTTCCAAGAATTTGTTTCAGGGTCTTTTTCATTATCATATTTAATGCGATGCCACCGCCAAGCCATGCACTTGGGGCCACTACATCCGTAATGTTCATGCGGAGTAGCAACGCAATCCATTTTGAATGCCTCTTCAGGCGTCACATAGTTCGGGTTGTCAGTCATCTTCTGCCCTTTCTACCGCATCTAAATATTGAGAAAACATTGATTGGGTATCAGGTATTAAAAACCCCGCCTTAATCCATTCTGTTTGCGGAACAATTACCGTTCCCGCTTCGTCATCGGACCAAGCATGGTTCCACATTTCTTGAAGCATTTCTTTTAAAGTTTCATAATCTAGTTTCATCTCACTCTCCTACAAAACCGCAGTAACCCTGCGTCTGGCTATATTCTAAATCCCACGTTTGAGTCTTCTCGTTCCAATCGTCTTTTTCGGTAGCCCACCGCCATCCAGCACACTTGCGACCAATGCAAGCCTTACCCGCTGGCACACCATTATGGTGTATTACATTCGCACCAACGCCCATGGGGCAAACGGTACGTTCGCATTCTGCTTCTATGATGTAGTTCATTGTACAGGATCCTTTTTGACTTCCATAATGACAGACGAGAACACCATAGCGGCTTTGCTACGATCAGGCTCATCCATGTTGTTCAATACGGTTGCTGTAAATGCAGACAGAATGTGCAATACCGTGCCAATGGACAAACCATCAACGGCTGCGCCAATCTTGTCGTAGGCTTTAACATGCTTTTCTTGCTTCTTCTTTTCCATATGGTCTTTAAGATTAATCGTCATTTCAGTTTAAACCTTTTCACTTTGATTTTGCGGCGTGGATGAATGGATTCCTCAAGAACGGCTTGGCCGCTTCGCAACATTTCTTGAAGAGTACGCTCTATATCTTCTTTCTTAAAAGCACGTAGTTTATTTACAATAACGCCAAATGTTTCCCCGTCTTCTCGCTCTAGCAGGCTTTCCAATCGGCTTACCAAAGCAGTCTTGGGGGCGTCTTTTACTCGATCGTTACCAACCACAAGGCGGGTCTTTTCTTCTGCATCCCGGCGGACAAGGGCATAAGCCCAACGAACGTGTTCAACAGTACGAATACCTTCCGGTACGGCTAGGATAAACGATATCTTGGCAATCAATTCCTTGGCACGAAGAAACAAGGACGACATGCCAGACTTTTCTGTATGGTCTTCAGCAAGGCTATGCATGATTTCCATGGCATTTTCCAACATATCTTCGGCCTCTGGCGTGGTAGATATTCTCACCTTTGAACCGTAGTTCTCAATGCGGGTAGCAGTCTTATCGTAATGGCCGGACATATAAAGTTGCTGTAAAGCGAGTTCTAATTCCAATGGCATTGGCCGTTTACGAAACTTCTTTTTCTCGGGCGGTACGTCATCCTTCTCTTCAAAAATTAAAGCACGGCCAAAGAACCCATTGGCAGCCGTCTCTTGGGTAACCAGTCCACTGAACGTAATACCTGTTGTAAACCCTAAAAGGGACAGGAATGGCTGTCTCAAACCCGACCTTAATTGTTCCAAAGACCGCTCTAACTCAACAAGTTCTTTTTCAATTGTAGGATTAGCACCCTCTTCTAACTTGTTTTCTCGTTGGCTTATTTCCTTTTTAATCATACCGCTAACCGATTCGCGGACATCGCCCGACAGGGGCATCCAGCCGTTAGCCTTGGAATAAACCGACATGAGGATACCAAGGACGCCTTCAAGATATACGGCACCACCGCGCTTCTGAGCATTCTTAACCTTATCCAAAAAGATACCCACCTCGTCGATCTGGTAATAAGATGGCTGGTGACGGGTAAGGTTACGAATGACTTCTTGTTCTGATTTGATCGTAGAATATACTGGCTCTTGGATCCCTACGACTTTATGGATTTCAAAGGCAGCCTGTTGGATTGACTCTTTACCAGTACCAGACGCGGCCACGCAAAAGGCGAACACGTTGGAAGTTACATCGCTTACATCATCAGAATAACGCAGGCCAATGATATCCCCGATCGCAACGATAGCCGCGGCTACGGCTAGTTTTTCCCGCTTGTAACGGCATTGGTCGTGTATCCACTCCGCAACGGTTCCCACAAAACCCGGTGGCCGTTTAAGGTCGATATTGGAAATGTCTATGTGCTTGGCTTGGTATTCATCGACAACGGGCAAATCGTCATCGCCATTCGGCTCAAAGGTAACGGGTTGCACCCATCCTGCGCCCTCGGCGTAGTGGATCAGTGTTCCAAGGGTAACGGGGTTGATAGCTTTACCGAATGAGTGCCAGCGGCGTTCAAGAATGTCTCGGCCGGGGTACTTCTTGCCCTTGGATGACCAGTCGTCCCATACGTCAAACCCCGTACCTAGGGTCGCATGGTGGATAGCCATACCGCAGCGGATCCATGTTTCATGGTCGATATCGGGATTGATGTAGGACAACATATCCGCAAGATCATCGTGTGATACGTCTACGGTTCCCGTGGGGGTGTAGGCTCGATGCCGATCGGGTTTGGAAAGGCCATGAATAAGTTCTGCGGGGGCTTGGTCTATTTCAGTGGGCGATCCCACAAGGGTAACATAGGTGTTACCGGAAACATGCCGCGACCCCGGCCCTACGACGAAACCAGACGATTTAAAGTCGATACCGGGATAATCTGGGTGGTGTTGGATAAGGGCTAGGCCTTCATCGCATTTAAAATATAAGTGTTTGGAGCCACCGCCTGACCCAGTTTGAACAATTAACCCTGCGCCACCAATAGCGGGAACATCGGCCAATAGCCGTTCATATGATTCGACACCGCCGTTGCGGGCATCCACATCAATAACAATAAGACCGCGGACGAGGACGCCGTATCCGGTATCGAATTGGCCGACCTCTGCCATGACATCGATTTGATCTTCGGACCAATGAGGCGTGTGCTGCCAGTTTGTGGCTAAGGGGTGTTTGCCAACAGCATTGCATTTAGGATTACCGCACCCGCATGAGCCGTCCCTTTGGATAGGATGAAGCCCGAATACGCGGTAACCCGCCTCCCAAAAACTTTTCTGCATCTTATTTCCCTTGGAACAGGTAAGCCACTAACCGCTCAATTGTGGATAATGTAGGGTTTTTGTTCTTACCCGACGCAATAGAGCGAATCGTATTCTCGTGCAGACCAGTCTGTAGGGCGACTTTATCTAGTCTACGATCGGCTAGAGCCGTCCGTATGCGTGTCAGTGTGTCTATATCCATCTCAAAGTATTCCCTCGCCACATTGCGTTGTTGACAATCACTCCGAATGGGTCCATTTGTCAAGGCGTAGAAGCAAGAGGAGTGCTCAATGAGCGTTTTAGATACGATAAGTAAACCAGCCGACAGGCCAGTAATTGCAACAATCTTTGGTAATGCGGGTATGGGAAAGACCACCTTGGCGGTCACTTTTCCTAATCCGATTGTGATTCGGGCAGAGGATGGCCTTCAAGCAATCCCGTCCAGTCAGCGACCAGATGCGTTTCCTTTATTAACCAAACCAGAAGAATTGTGGGATCAGCTATTTGCCCTCACAAGTGAAGAACATAGTTACAAAACCCTTATTGTTGACAGCGTTACCGCTTTGGAGCGTATGTTTATTCAATATGTCGTTGATACAGATCCTAAAAAACCAAAGAGCATACAACAGGCAATGGGTGGCTATGGAGCGGGTCTTTCCATGGTTGCGGGTATGCATGCCCGTATTCGTAAGGCGGCAGGTATCTTGGCCGACAAGCGTAATATGCACACCGTGTTTATTGCCCATAGCGAGGTTGGTACGGAAAACCCACCAGACGACGAATCATTCTCAAAATGGGGTTTGCGTTTAAGTGGTAAGTCGGAACCTAACTACGTCGATGATGTAGACCTCGTTGGATATCTCAAATTAGAAACTTTTACGACAGGCGAAGGAGACAAGAAAAAAGCCATCTCTGATGGTACGCGTATTCTTGTTTGCCATGCATCGGCCGCTAACGTTTCAAAGAATCGTTTTGGTATCAATGAACCACTACCGGTGCAGATAGGCGTCAATCCATTGACCGATCATATTCCTGCGCTTCGTGCAAATAAGAAGGAGAAGGCAAATGGATAATTTTTGGGATCTAAGTGACGGCGAAGATATTGCCAAAACTGGCACTCAGTTTGAGGTTGGCGGTGGTGACATTGAGCCTATTCCAAACAACACCAATTGCACAGCCATTATCGATTTGGCGGGTTGGGACACTTACATGGATGGGCAGAAGTTTATCTCCCTCCGTTGGTCAATCCTTGCGCCCGTTGAGTTGAAAAACCGTAAGATTTTTCACAAATTGTGGGTGGCTGATCCTAATCCTATGTGGGAAGGCGATGTAGATACCAAACGCGATAAGGCAAAACGTATGCTTGTTGCGATTGATCAAAATGCAGGTGGAAAACTTTTGAAGAGCGGTAAAATGCCCTCTGATGAAGCGTTACAGTTACACCTGACAAGCGTTCCTATGACAATCAAAGTAAAGACATGGGAAAGCAAAGATAAGACCGCGAAGGGTAATTATATTGCCTCAGTGGGACCAAAGAATAATGTCAAACCCGAACCTGTAAAGGTTACTCGAGGAATGATTGACGACGAAGTGCCGTTCTGAGGGGGAACGGTGCTAGTAGGGGGGAAGGTGGGTTTTTCGGGTCCTTCATCTGCCTTCCCCTCTTTAACATGGAGATCAAAACATGAATCAAATGGTGTTTACTGAAGCATCTATAACGTTGAACGATATTGTTTTTGATTACATGAAAGAGTTTGGTTTATTGCCGCGGGTTCGGGAACTTTATGAACCAAAAACCAAAGCAGAAAAACGCGGTGAAGATTTAATTGAATCCTCTTATATTGAAGAACCAGATTATGGATCGGTCATTAAAGCCTGCCGTAAAACGGTTATGAAATTAGAAGATTTTGAGAATGAAGTTGTTACCAGCGATTTAAGCGAACAACGCGATCGGCGACGTAAAATAGAAGAGATTATTTCTATTATGCACATTAGCCGAACCTATCCAGAAAACGCCATCAAAAGATTAAAACGGCTTCGGCCCCAGACGGAGAAAGCAAGTGGAACAGAGAAGTGAAGAGTGGTTTGCCGCAAGACGTGGTCGCATAACAGGATCAGCCGTGGGGGCTATTCTTGGCCTGTCTCCTTTTATGAAACCTGATGATGTCCTTCGTCGCATGGTACGAGAAAAGTTTGACGCACCGTCCGAGTTTATTGGCAATGTAGCCACAGACTGGGGAACGGCAAATGAGCCAAACGCGATCGGGCAATATGAATTGGAAACTGGTATTAGGGTTATGCCAGCAGGATTTTATACGCATGAGCATTGGTTAGGTGCTTCGCCTGACGGTCTGGTGGGCCAAGAAGGACTTATTGAGGTCAAATGCCCGTATAGCCTTCGGAATGAAAAAGCCCCGGTGCAGTTTAAACCGCTTGCCATGCAGATGCATTATTATGCCCAAATCCAGATACAGTTATTTATTACGGGCAAACCATGGTGCCACTTTTATCAATGGACGCCTACCGATTCGCGGAATGAAATAATCTCATATGATGAGCCATGGATTAACGCGAACATGCCTGCGCTATTGGCGTTCTATCAAAGATACTTGGTGGAAAGCACCCACCCTATGTTGGCTGAGAAACATCTGCAGCCGCGTAAAAAAGAAAACGATAAACCTGAACTTCGCCAATTAGCGGCAGAGTATTGGGACTTAATTCAAGATATGAAAGCATCGGAAGATCGTAAAGCTGAGTTGCTTGAGAAAATGGTTGTGGCTGCTGGTGGTGAGCCTTGTTACATTGATGGCCATAGCCTTACAAAAGTGGAACGCGAAGGTGCGATTAGCTATTCTAAAATTGTCAAAGACTTGTTGCCCCATGTTGACTTGGAAAAGTATCGTGGAAAGCCAACCAGTTATTGGACGTTTAAATAATGGGCAAGCGATCGGACTTTGAACGCAACCCGATGGACTATTACCCAACCCCCAAAGAGGCCGTACTACCGCTTCTTAAACATTTGCCAGAATGTGCGTGGTTTTGTGAGCCGTGTGCTGGCGCTGGGGTCTTATCGGCTCATTTAGAAGCGGCTGGGCATTTGTGTGTTGAGGCATATGATGCGGAACCACAGGCAGATTGGATAGGTCGTAAAGATGCGTCATTTCTTACGGAAGAAGACGTGCAAGGGTGTCGGTTTATCATTACGAATCCGCCTTGGGAACGTGTGGTATTGCATCAGATCATCGAAAGGTGCGCGGCTTTGCGACCGACATGGTTGTTGTTTGACGCGGATTGGATGCATACAAGGCAATCGGCACCGTATATGTTAATGTGTGAAATGATCGTGTCGATCGGGCGGGTCAAGTGGATACCGGATAGCGAAGGTGCAGGTAAAGACAATTGCTGCTGGTATAGGTTTGACCGTCGAAACAAGTTACCAACTATGTTTGTGGGGCGTTAATGAAGTTTCCTGATAATATTGCCGTATATGGTGTTGTTGATTATCGAGGCGAATGTCCGCGGGAGTACTTTGAGCAGAAGGCGTTCTTTAAACGAATTAGGATGCGGTATCCCGAAACATGGGGAAAGATTGCTTTGCATCCTAAGAACGAGGGTAAAAGAGAATTTCGCAAGGCAAACGCCGAGAAGGCAGAAGGTTTAACGGCAGGTGCTTCGGACATTATTGTCCCCGGCGATCCAACTTTTGTGTGCGAAATCAAACGCCAAGACCATACCCAATCAAAGTGGCAACCAAATCAATTGGAGTATTTGCATGCCGCGCAAAAAGCAGGCGCGTGGGTCTGTATTGCCCTTGGAGCCGATGCAGCTATCGATGCTTTCGAGGACTATTTGGGAGACTGTTACAAAGCCGAGTAAGCTAATTGATGATGTAATGGACGGCCGTATACGGCTAGAAGACCAAAAAAAATCAATACAATCTGTGTGTTCTTTCCATATTTACCGAGAGGCTTGCAGGATTTTAAAATTGACCGAGGTCGAGGAACGTCGTTTGGAATTGGACAAAATACCAGCGGCGCTCCGGCCACACATAGAAAAAGAGGTTAAAAAAATATGGGACTTGCGGAAACAGTCGCGGCCTTCTGGGCTTTGGGACTTATGGGTTTAATTTTAAATTTTATAGTTTTGGAGATTATTCAAAGTGGTAAAGATGAGCGTTTATTACAAAGGGAATTTAGTCGTGTCCTACACCATGAGATTGAGTACGCCCTATGGCGGGACCGTCAAAAGAAGGCCGTTGCTCAGGAAAAATAAATTGAAAATAATTTTAGAAAGGGGGTTGCAACATTAATTAAGATGTGGTTTATAGGTGTTGTCAGCGACGCGGTGTTGCTGCCTAGATGGAGATTAGATCATGAATACGAACCTGACCCTTGCAGACCAGTACGCCATCCAATCCCTCGAACTCAAGACTGGCAAAGATAACCTTGATATCCTTAAGGATGCAGTCATTGCCACGGGTGTGGATTACCTTGAAGGCGAAATGTACGACCTTTCCATCCACCTCCGCGCCAAGAAGGTCATTGATGAGGATCTTCTTATGAAGACGCACGGCGTGTCTTTGAAGGATGTTGAGGCTTTGGAGAAGCTGTTGAAGTCCTACAAGGCTTGCACCAAGGACGATGCGGAAATGACCACAGTGGTCAATGTTAAAGCCAAACTAGCGGCCGTGGCATGAGGAGGGAACCATGCGTACAATCTGGACAATCTTGGTAGATTATCAAATGCCTGACCGCACCATGCGGCGTAAAAATTATATCATGTCAGACACGATGCAGATTGCATCCCTTGAACGACACTTGAAGGGTGTTAATGGTAAAATTTTGCATCGTGTTGTAATGCCCATAATGACATTTGATGAAGTTATGGAAGACATAGATGGTGAAATGTATCGTTTAGAAATGTTAGCATAAGGAAAATATATCATGGCAGTACATCAAAAAGATCATCTTAAAGAAGCAGCGGCTTATGAGTTGGCCCGTAACATATATCAGTATTGGTCGTCTCAAGGTTACCATATTGAGGCTTTTGTTTACAAAATCAGAGGAGGAAAAGCAGAACACTCCGCTTATGGTGTGAAAACAAATTTAATTAATGGTTTGCCACAAGATCATGTATTACATAAGGAGATGTTTAAATGAGAACGGTTGACGTAGAAGTCAACGATGCGGTGGATATTGATTCTGTTGAACTATATGTGCGGGGTCAAGTAACAGTAGAATATACAAATGCTTTCAATTGGAAAATATGTAGCATTGGAATTGATGTCTTTGAGGATGAGTTTCGTCATACCAATAATTCCATGTCGCCTATGATCCTTTGGAAAAAGATAGTCCCTGCTTTAAGCGATCGTCTTGAAGAACGTATTCAATCAGCAATTATGGAGAAATAAAATGCGTAATCTATCGGAAGAAACAAAAATGAAAATTAGCAAAAGCATGAAATTGTTACATGAACAAAGAAAGAAAATTGAAAGCATAGACCTTGCAAAACCAAGACGCGGTAGGCCTTCCAAAAAAGTTAAAGAAATAATTTCTTCAATGGCCGCTAAGGAAGACCCGTTAAAGGTATTGGAGAAGGACTTGTTGTCTTCCATGGGTGGCATGATGGCTTCTCGTGAACGGGACTTGTACAGGTATATCAGTTCTGAGTTTAACCACTTTATTAAGTCGCAGGCGTTCTCTGATGCCGTAAATTTACGGTTGGACTTTTATGGCACCAAGATTCTAGAAGCAGAATGCAAACGCATTATCAATGCAATTGAAACCCGTCCTCCAATGAGCACCCTTGAGCGTTTTAAGGCAGCGATTGATATATTGAGGGGCAAATGAAAGACACGGAACTCCACGATGAACTACTGGCGGCTGACATGCGGTTTAAGTGGGCCATGAAGGAGTTCGAAAAATACAGGATTGAAAATGAAAGACTCAAGGAAGAAGTGGTTCAGCTTCGTCGATATATCGGAGAATTATTCAGTGAGCACGGAATTGAACACGCCTACATCAAATACTATGGAGAAGATTGAAATGATTATTACCAAACGCCAACGGACCCATGGGGTTTACCGGGAACAGTCTGGATTTAGCCAAGGGCTTAAAGACTATTTAAAGTCTGGCAAAAACTGGGACGTACTGAACGATGGGCAGAAAGAAGCCCTTGAAATGATAGCGGTCAAGATATCTCGAGTGCTTCACGGGGATTATAACTATCGTGACCATTGGGATGATATTGTAGGGTACGGCCAGTTGGGGACCGAATCATGCTTGGTCAATATGCCTACCGTTACTATGGATCTTGAGGAGGCTATGAAAAATGACGGACAGTAAAACCAAAGAACATAAACTGAAGATTGAACTGGCCAAACACGCCTCTCGTATTCAAAAGATTAAACAGGCCCAAGGGGGCGAAGAAACCCGAATGAAAATAACCCTACCAACCTTTTCATGGGACAAAAAACAAGATGACAGGCTTTCAAAGTAAACGGGAATTGGCTAATCTACGCTGGTTGGGTCCATACGCCCCTTCTGACCGTCATGCGGATGATGTAACCGTTTCCGAAATGGTTCGGTTGCGGAAAGAAAATGAGTGGTATCGTTCGGCATTAGAACGTATTTCCAAATCTCAATACAATGCGGATAGCAAAGACATTGCAAATGCCGCTCTCGAACAAAAAGGTGATTGATGTGTGTAAGAAGAAGAGACTATACTGAGGTTCCCAAACCAACTGGTGACAAAGGCGATGTACCAACTACTGGGCAGATCAAGAGTTGACCCACATGCACGATCCCGTGTCGTTGATAGAGATATTGATTTTGATTCATTGACACGGGAAATTCGCCTTATGAGACGGGACCATCCCCTATGGGATTTTTGGATAGAATTAGAACCAGAGGAAGAAGAAGATTATGAGGAAATACGAGCGAGTATTTGTCTGCAACCCGTCTTTCAAATTGAATCCTGACGAACTGGCTCAATTGGCAAACGAAACTGTTTACGTCTGCGATCGGCCAATGTTTGATAACCTTGCTACCGACAATTACATTCCTGATTTTGAGGGACGTATAGCCGAACGCATGGCGGACTTTGATCCTAACAATGACATCGTGGCTTACTATGGTGACAGTATGATTTTTGCCATGATGGTTATGTGGATAACCGGAGAATGGGATTCGTTTGACATAGCCAGATATTCAGCAAAGAAGTCCGGCTACGTCATTCGCAGATTGTCCTACGATAATTTTACTGTAGGGCAATAGATTATTCTGTAGGAGATTCTGTAACAGGTGCAGGTGCGGCAGACTGGATTTGAGGCTGCGCTTGCACTTTAATATTTTCAAAAACATTAATTACGGCTTCCAATGGCAATTTGCCAAGACCTGCAAGAACGATGTTCACTTCATCCACGGTTAATTTAAGCGTAATTTCCATTATATACCCCTGTTAGCTACTGCGAGTGCCTTGGCGACGGTATTGTCGTCCAAGTTTAGTAAAGGCTTTGTTTCATTGCCTTGTTCTTTTCTAATCTTATCTACCATACCAATCAAGTCATTGGCTTTAGATATTGCGGATTGATTTGCACGTCCACCGGATGCACGAGGAAGCGGTTCTACGCCCATACCAGCAAGTTCTTCGTCAATCTTGGTGCCGTGAGCAATAGCCAAATCCTGCGCTTTAAAATAATCAGGAAGGGTTGCTTTTGGTTTTTGTTGATCTTCTGGTGGTGCATCTGCAAGAGGCTGGGTTGCTTGTTGAGGTTGATCAGAGGGGTGTTGTGCAGCCTCATTTTTACGTACGTCGGTGTAGGCAGTATTCATAGCTTGTTCAAAAGGAGAGGCCACCTTTGTAGCGGTTGATACCGCTGATGCTACAGGAGATCCAACTGCTCGTCCGGAATAGTATGCAGCGTTGCCCATAAAACGAGGAGATTGAAGAGCCATTTGAGCAGGAATACCAGCTAAATGAAAAGCGGCTCTTCCGGGATTACCATTCATAAGATGATATCCAGCAATACCAAGATTGGTTAAACCGCCACCACCCTCAATCATACGCTGTACAGTTCCGTTAGCAATAAATGGCCTAATTTGTTCACCGGCAACAGCATATGGTTCTAATTCATGCCCAGCCCAATCCGTAACTGGAATTTGAGTTTTACCCGTAGCATAGGCATTAAAAACGGTGCGAGCATCTCTTCCCGGTTGTCCTGCTGTTTTGCCAGCTTGATAAGCTGTTTCAAATGCGGAATAGGGTTCACCCGTTGCAGCGGATGCTGCTGTTTGTGCTGCCTTTCTACCCAGATTGGAAATTCCTGAAACACCTTGAACAACGGTTTTAGTGGGATCCATAACAGTTCCTGCTAACCTTGCCACTTTTCCTATTTTACTTGCGTTCCCCAACATGGAACCGCCTTCAGTAAACGGAATTGCCGCTACACTTAAAACCGAAAACGGATCGTTATACATAGTGCGTTGAACGTTTTCCCAAGATGAGAAAGGCTTAACAACTGCATTTAAAACGGCTTGGTCTTTTATCCGTTGATTGGCTTTTTCCATGCCCTCGTTAAACGAAGATGTTGTTTCGGGAGCGATGATATCTTTTGCTTTTGAATATGCGCCCTTTGCTACTTCACCTACATTAGAAGCAGTTTCACCCCAGTTCCAAGGGGCCAATGCGTGAGCCGTACCAGCTAAATTTTCAATAAAACTAGGACCAAGGTTTTTTAATACGCCAGAATAATATTGACCCCTGCCCATCGTAACTGGGTCTTGTTGTTGTTCAACAGGTGCGTCACTTAATGCGGCTGGATCAGACATGGCACATCCTTATTTATTGACGTTGAAATAACGAAGCACTGGAGCGCCATATTTTTGGGCAAGAGCCGATATATCGTCAGGAGTTAAGGCAGCAGCATCTCCGCTGGATAGAACGTTGTAATAGTTTCTATAACGTCCGTTAGCGTCCTTACGGTTTGTTTTTTCATCAAACATACGTTTAAGAACGTTTTTCTCAGCATCATAATAAGCGGCGCTGTAGTGTTTATTAAAGTTCTCGAGTGCTTGTTCGCCTGTATAACGAACTTGGTTTCCACCGCCGTAAGCACCTGCCTGACCCTTTGCAGCATCTTGCCATTGACGGAAGTAGTCTTGTTTATCCAATTCACGTTGTTGCAGCGCCATAATGTCGGCCATTAATTCTTTTCTGCCGTTAGGTGTATTGGCCAACGTTGGGAAACGAGCCAACATGGATTGCAGGGCTGCGTAAGATGTTTGATCCAGTGCTTGGGCCGCCTGACCTTGAAGTAGAGCAGTAACCTTGCCCGCCTCTTGAGCATTTGTTAAATCTTGGTCAGATACCAGATCACCTTTATATCCAGCCGCGTGAGCAAGATAATTTATTTGCTGACCAATTTCTGATGCACGAGGACCGTACCAACCAGCACCAATAGCACTGTTGGGATCAAGACCGGAAAGAGCAAAACCTAACGAACGAATATTTGGTTGCGCCGCTCTAACGTTGTTTGCCTCTGCGGCTTGGTTTCCGAAAATATCCCGCTGCATAATTTTATTTCTTTGGTTTTCATCCAATCCGCCTACGTCCTTGGTAGCATCCAAAGCAGCGTTTCGTTCGTCTGAGGTCAACGCAATTGGAGGCGTATTAACCGGTGCTCCTTCAACACGTTGTTCTTGCTGTTTAGCAACTTCTGGATGGGCCTTGAGATATTCTGCCGTAACCCGAGGATCAACGGATATAGAGCCATCTGCAGATAACCTATTAGCATCCTGAATGTTGTAAAGACCCATAAGGCCAGTCTTGGTATCAATACCAACAACGCTATCAACACCGTTAACGCGAACCACAAGGTTTTTCGGAATGTTAGAAATGGTGGAAACGGCTGCTGCGCGTGTGGCTTCAGTTTCTGCCTTGCTACGTTGCAATTGCGGATATGCGGAAGCAGCGCCTGCAAGACCTTCAAGAGCAGCAGCACCGAGGAATGGACTACGGGAACTTGCCATAGTGCCTAAACCCGTTGCAATCGTACCCCAGAACGTAGAATCTTGAAGTTCTTTTGGAATACCTAACTTGTTGGCAAGATAGTCAAACGCACCCGGAGGATTTGCTGCCTGATTAGGAAGATATGGTTGTGGCCTCGGCACAAGTCCACCTTCTTGATCGGGGGCGGCTTGATCATCTGGTTTAGGAACAGCAAACTTACCACCTGTTGTATCTGGTGCCGTGGCTGTTGGAACTGCATTAGCAACAGGAACGTCGGCTGGGTTATCTTGTGGAACAAGACCAGCGGTTCTTTGTGGGGCCTGCGTATTATCCTGTGATCCAGCGCCAAGGCCCGCATTAAATTTACTTATGTACGAAGGAACGGTTGTTCCAAGCTGGTCTTTTGCATTACCTGCAAGGCTCCTTGGTTTACCAGAGAACCATACCGATGCAGCATCTTCTGGCGTTCCATACTGATTTAGGGCTTTACCAAAATGATGTGAAAATACCTTGTCCTGAGCAGAGGTGTCAGACAGGAACTCTTCTGGTGTCATAGGTTTTCCAAGGGCCTCTTTGGTCCAAGAAGGTATGTTTGCGCCCATGACTTGATATTTGCCATATGCACGATCGCCAGATTTTGTTACTGGGCCAAGGGCATCATACTTATTGCTGCTTTCAATACCGCCAATGACAGGACCATACTTTTGAAGTACGTCGTCAGGTTCAACAGCACCTTTGTCAGCATAACCCGTACGACCGCCATATGCTTTAGGAAGCATCGCCATAAATGTCATAAGATCTTTAGCAGTCGGATCCTGCATTGTTCCCGGCAACTGAGACTGTTGCAACAATTTATATTTGTCACCTTTGTTCTCATCGGGAATAGCTAATCCACCTTGTGGATCTTCAGAATACAATCCCTCTGGCGTAGGTTCAGACACCGAACCATTTAAAGCATAACCCGTACGACCGCCGCGTGAATTTTGAGATACGTCTGCATCTGCTATTGGCGCATCAGAAAGAGGTTGACGATCGGGGGGCATCGGCGTTCCCGCTGGTGCAGGATTATTAGGCAATGGATTAAACAGAGCGGGATTTTGCTGCTTTAGCCAATCCGTTCCTTTTGTAAACGCTGCATTACCAGCTTCAAAAGCCTTAGTAAGTTTTTGAGCACGATCTACCGCGCTAAGTCCTTCTTCCAAGGCGCTTGGTGGCAATGCAGGTGTTGAACCGGGACCTCTTAATCCACCTACAGGAAGATTTCCTTCAGGCACACGTCCGCTTTTACCAATTCCCCCTGACAAATTACGAGCGACCGGAACATGATGGGTATCAAGATTTGCGTAGATACCTTGTTGGCGGTTAATAATATTTTGAATGCTGTTAGGATCATATGGATCGTAATCGGAACCTACAGAACTTCCATACCGATGATGTTCACGACCACCTACATTGTATCCTTCAAACTCGTGTTCTGGGCCAACCAATCCACCTTGAGAACGGGCTGCACGAGCATAATCAACTGTCTTATAACCACCTGACAAACCAACGGCTTCTGGATGTTTTTTCTCAACCTCATCGGCCATAAAACCAATATGAGTTTGTTCGCTGTCATCGCCCTTATATTTAAAGGTATAAATTGGGAGGCCGTTATAAGCCGTGCCAATCTTTTTAATATCTTCTTTCAAGCGACGATCGGAGAAAAAGGACATTGGTTGTTGCGTAACTGTGTTAGACCCAGAAAGAGCACCCGTACCCTCTGCAATATTGGCCAAGAACTGTGCCACTTGGAATGGATATGCCTGCTGCTGAAGGAATTGGTTATACAGGGCCGTTTTGCCTGCCTGAGTTGTTTGCTGACCAAGTGTACCTGCACCAAGTTGCGCCTGAGCGCCTTGCAATCCTGCCTGTTGAGCGCCTGCACCAAGTTGACCGTATTGAGCGCCCGCTGCCAATGAAAGAGGAACACCTTGCAGTGCGGCATTTTGCGCGGCTGTTCCCAAAGCACCATATTGGCTAGCGCCCGCCATTCCTTGACCAGCAATATTTGCAATGTTGCCAGCACCTTGAGATTGAGCGAGACCGGCATTAATGAGAGCCTGTTGGGCTTGGCCGCCAAGCTGCCCGTATTGATTTGCCAAAGCGCCTTGCTGCGCAGCAATATTAGCTTGTTGTCCAAGACCTGACATATAATTTTGAGCAGACTGTTGGTAGCCTTGATTTGCCATCTGACCAAGAGTTTGCCCCATGGCAAGGTTTTGCTGACCCATAAGAGCCGCTTGAGCAATGTTTCCGCGGTCACCACCAAAAGCGCCTTGGCTAATTGCATTACCCTGTAATTGCTGTTGTTGTTGTTGGTTTTGGTTTTGCAGCATTGCGGCAGTTGAACCCATCGCATTTTGCAAATAAGGGTTCATATATCCTTGAACGCCTTGTTGATAATTTTGGGCATTATAACCTTGAGAGATATCACCTAATTGATTGGCAGCTCCCATAGTTTTAGCTTGGGCAGTTTGATAAGAAGGCTGCGCAGCATAAGTAGCTTGTTGCAACGGGTCCATTGCTGCGTTAGCAAGTCCGGCGGCTTGTTGATATTGTGGCAAAACGCCAGCGGCCATCGTTTGCGCGCCTTGGAAGTAGGGTTGCGCTACATTTTGCCCCCCTTGAATGGCTTGCATTGCAGCATTGGTCGCCCCATAACCTGCTTGGTAACCCGGCTGGGCAGCATTTGCATATTGATTGATGTTGCTGATGCCAGCCTGCTGTTGCTCGTTTAAAGGTGCAACAAAAGCGTTAGGGTCTGTGCTATATTGTTGAAATGGTTGTGTGGCGGCCTGTTGGGCCTGAGCATTGACCGAGTTATACCGAGCCAGTACCTCAGAAGGTATGCTTGTTTGCTGGGTAGTGGTTCCGGTTTTGCCGCCCATTTTAGTGCTCCGTTACGTGCTCATCGTGTCCTGTTTGGACATTGTATAAGAAAAAAGCCCCCGCAGGAGGCCCAAATTGACGTTCGTACAGGCGGACCTTTGCCTCAGTACGGTGGTTAGAAAGAACGCCAATAATGAGGGGTATCCCCAGATCATCGGCCACCTTCTTGGAAAACTCACATAGCTTACGCGCACGTCCACCTTTTGCGCTGCGGAACTCAGGATCGACAAATATAGCTTTTTCCTCAAGCATCCATTCGTCAGAATACCACATCTGAGACGTTCTTAGAAGGACTGCTCCTTCAATCTTTTCACCGGTCTTACCAATGATGCCAACAAGCCCCTGCCAAAGATATAAAGCGGGTTTGATCATACCGAGCATTTTTTCAGGGTTGACACCCTTGATGCCGTTTTCTTCCCACGCCCGTAGGGCAAGGTCTAGCATTGCTGATTCGTCTTCGGGTGTTCCAAGTCGTATTTTAAGTTCTTCGGCCATTAATCCCTCTTAGGTCCGGGTAACTTTTTAAGCGTTTCTATGGTTTTTTTACGATATCCAGTAACAAAATGATCAAGGATTTCATGCCCATGGTCAATATCACCCCCGCCTAACTGGGTCACTTCTTCTGGCGTTATAACATATTCTCCACCCGCAACCACTACTTCAACAGGAGCGCGGCCGCCTGATGCTCGAGCACCGTAGGGTTTTCCTTGGGCATATGGCATTCCTTCTAAGGAATAAGGTTGTTTTTGTTGGCTATAGGGTTTTCCTGAAAACATACGCCGAGCAATCTTAAACCCCGCCATTGTGTTGCCTTCGCCCATGGACGATATGATATCGGCTGGGATGACATATGACCCCGAATCAAGTTTGGTTGGCAGATGGTCGGTACGCCCCGCAACTGGACTATGGATTGGACCCTTGTGGGTTAACTCGGCATGCATAGGGTATTCAATTTGTGGAATATTTATATCAGGTTTACGATAATCTAATGGGCCTGTTCTTGTTTCTGTAAATTGATTAGGACCACCCTCTGCTTTTCCCGATCGGGCCATATTAAGCGCAGCCGCTACCGCCTGATCATGCGGATGACCCGCACGGGTCATTTCACTTATATTCTTACTAATCGTCTTTTGGGATTTACCGTGTGCTAATGGCATGACGACCTCAACTATACGATACGGCAACAATCATGCCTGTGCCGGGGGTGATAACAATACCCTTATTAACGGGCATATTAATGGTGTAAATACCAACTGTGTTAGGTATGATAGCAAGTCTAAAGCCCGTTACGGCAGTTCCAATAGAATTGGCATCGTATATGGCACCAGTGGTGGAACCCGCGACAATAACACTTACTTTAGCAACCCAGCCAATTGTCGTTGCAAAATACGTTGTCGCGCTAATTTCGTATGTATTAACAGTACCAGCAATGTTTTGTGTTGTGTGATTAAGAGCATTGATGCCCTGCACACCGTTTTTTTGTGTGGTAAGAATATCGTCAAGTGATGCCACTAGAACCTCCCGTCAATCTGATATCGGTATCTGATTGCACCCAAACGCCAGAACGTACCAACGTCGTTGGACGATATATTAAACGCCATAAGACGCGCCCTAATTCGAACAGATATATACTCAGTCGCTTGCGTCATCGTATACGGGCCGTATGCCACTGGTGTATCGCTGGGGTAATTGGTTGCATAAAACGTAATTTGCACAGTAGCATTTGGATTACCAGAATACGTACCCCACTTCATATCCGGCCAAATTTGATCGATAAAGATTAAGTTGTCGGCCTCGTTAAGTTCAAAATAACCCGTTTGAAACGATGACAACATGGCTGTTGTTTGTGTTCCAACGGCGGCGTCATTACCTACTTCGTGCTGATATAAGTAATTATCAGACCCAGCACCAATGGGAGGCCCAAGAACAGATTGGTCAATCCAAGCAGTACGCCCAAGAGTACCGTAGTCCCACTGTTGGAGAACCGTATTGTATTTAACATAGCTATCGTTCTCGGTGGACGAGGCAGATGGATAATACCATGTAATTTCATTAAACTGACTGTTTACGCCACAAGCAACCTTATAAAGATATGATGTATTGATATTCTGAAAAATCACGTCCCAGACAGGGCATGGAATAGATTGAGGCCCAGACCCCATGCTCATAAAAAATTGTTTCTGCGACATCCAATAGATAGCACCATTCAATTGACCTGTGCAGTGCCTTGATATTGCGCCGCAGTTTGAACCAATTTTGTTGAACCCGTAAACAAACGGAGGCCCGATGTACTGCATTGCCCAAAGGTCTAAGTCAGTCCATAAAAGACCCTGTTGCGGACCTTGGATACCAGCAACTATCTTAGAACCCGTTGGGATGCGATAAGACCCTGCTTGATTCGTCGGTGTTGCGGCCCATTGAGTAAAGTCCCCAATATCAGACCAACGAATAAGAAGCGGATCCGGAGATAGCGTAAACGACGAGCCATAAGCTATTACTTGGCGCTCAGGCATAGCAACGAAAATACCGCTATTAACAAGAGGTGCATTTCCGCCAACAATTTGACCTGTTTGAAGTTGTCCGCTTGGATCCCAATAATAGATTGCACCACCTGCGGGACAGGCAATTAAATCTTGACCAAAGTTATCAAGTGTCCAATCGGTTGCAGAAATAGATGTACCCGGTACAGATATTTGCAACGTACCAACACCAAAACCGCCAGTACCATATCCGCCGACACCAAATCCAGTACGCGTAGGTTGTGGTCCTAAAGCAATATAAAATGTTGATTGAATGTTTCCACTATTGATATACGCGCTTGCTCCGGATGTTGCCGTATTTTGTGCCGAAAAAGTAAATACGCTTGTCGATGTAACTGAGGAAACGGTATAAAGACCAGATAGCGTAATGCCGCCAACTGTTGTTGAAACACCGATATAAAATTGATTTCCAACGCTATAGCCATGATTGGCTAGCGTACAAGTTACCGTTTGAGATCCGGATGTCGTGGTAAAATAATAAGAAACGCCGGGCGTATAGGGTGCGGCAAATGCATTGTTGGATGCAAGAATTGAATAATTTGATCCGTATTGAATTGTCCCAGAAACGGTTTGCGATCCCGTAGCCGTGCTTGCAAAAGACACAGATGTTGTAGATGACGCCGTAACGGTCCAATTACCATTGTAAGCTAATGGTGTAACGCCGCTTATTGAAATTATTGAGCCTAAAACGGGAGCTACGGATTGTGCGGGAAATGTAATTGTTGCTGTCGTACCGTTTCCACTTGTGGTGCTTGTTGCGGCACTTACGGCAGAAGAAGATGAATAAACAGGGTAAGGCCCGTTTAAAACCAACCCACCAACCGCAACGGGCGTAACGTAATTGACGTAATCTAAAGTTGAAGCAACAAGACCATAATCAACAACTTGAATGACGTTTGATCCATTTGTTGCCGTGAAATTAGGCGTTGAATTGGTAACAGTTGTTTGCGGCGTTATGTTAATTAGATTGCCACCCGTTAACACATTTAAAGAAGATTCAGCGCCAATACCAAGGTGGTTTACGGCGTTAAGGTCTGCCCAACCTTTTAAGGCACGGATTTTTGAGTTAATAGCAGAGTTAAAATAAGCAACCCAACCGCCAAGTTTTTGTGCCAAACCATAACCGTTTCGTTCAGGCAAAAACCGAACAAGCTGAGACGATGAATATGCCGCCTCATTCAACGCAGGTGTTGTATTTGTTTCTACGCCGGGTTTCAGCTTGATCGTATTATGAGGCATGGATTACCTCGTAGGCGATGCGGCAGGGGCAGGCGAATAAGAGGTCCACGCTGCAGCTTCAAACTTTTTCCGGTTTTCTTCAATCAAGGCAGAACGAAGCAAAGCCTGATATTGCCCCTCATAAGATTGGGCCATTTGCGGATCGTCCGATTGACGGCCGAAGTTGCGTTGATATGCGGAAATGTAAATCATTGAAGCCATAATAAACATATCAGGCAAATAAACAGAAATGTATGTCGTGGTGTTTGTAGCCGACAGCGGCGCGGAACGTACAGTACCAGTAAGGCGGACAGAATAATTTGAATCAGGCGTTGGCCCAACAATTATATTCTGACTAGTCAAACCAGTCGTGGCCGAATCACCGCCATAAACGGCAAAATATTGAGGCAAACCCTGACTGGACCCCGTACCATAGACGTTTTGGATATACTCTTTGCCCACTGGCAATAAAGGCGATGAATTGGTTGAACCGTCAATAACTTCAAAAGTTTGCACAACCACAAATGCGGACGTTGGTATTGTTAAAGTGTTATTGCCGGACGTAAAAGAATAAGATGAATTGCTAATTTGTGTTGACAAGAAGTCAAGATCACGCTGCATCCGCAGTTCTGCGTAATTAATCATTTGAGGCAAAATGATTTGATAGTTGGTATCCGTTGTCGGGATAACCGCCATTGTCGCTATTTGCTGGACGTAGGTGTTATAATCCATGTTTACACCATGTTAAATGCGGTTTGCTCAACCTCTGACACCCGACGGGACCAGCCTTTTCCGAATGTACCATAAGTCGGCAATGATTGTAAGAACGCTAATCGGGCTTCGCATACCGCTGTAGCAACTTCACGAGGGTTTGACGTTTCAAGAGCGCGTAGCGTGGCGGGGCCGATTTGTCCGTCTGGATTGGTACTGAGTACCGACTGAAGGGTTTTTGCAGCGCGGGACGGCCCCGAGTTGATGGCAAAATCGAAGACGGCATAATCCACGCCTTCCGGCAAATCGTCGCCCTTAATTGTATCCCAATACTTGGCTTTGTACAGGGGCATGACGTCGTTGGGCGTTAGCGCCTTGATATCGTCCTTGGTCACCGAATGTCCAACATACTGTTCCCAAACTGCTTTAGTGCAGCCAAGGTTGGTCGCCCCGCCGGGATCGGCAGGGTTATCAACGTAACCACCTTCGTTTTTAAGGACGAGGGCAAAGCACTTTTCCCAATTGTCTTTCACGGTGCGTCCTTTGGAGGAGAAGTGTGCTGATGAGAAGCGCCAAAATAATAAGAAAGAACCAAGGTTAAAGCCGCATCGAGCGTACCAAGGACACGGGCAACCAGTTCGCGCATATCGGCGGGGATCGTATTGTTCAGCAAATGCCACTGAATAAACACCCAAGCAACAATCACAACAATGGCAATGGCGCGAGGCGTCCAATCATGTGTTGCAATCTGCATTTGACGGGCCGAAGCACGGTCATCCGCGGCAATACGCTCAAGATCAATGTCCAACGACTTCATTTGAGTTTTGAAATCGGCATCAATCTTTTTTAGGGCGGCAAGCTGATCACCAGTTGGGTTAGCCAAGGCTGCCTGAATGTCTTCTTCCGTGCCGTTTTCGTGGCCAAACAATGCACCAGATAGAGCCTTGACCGCCATACCTGCGACTGGACCACCAAGAGCGGTAGCGATGGTAGGTGCAACTGAACCAATCAATGGTCCAAAAGTTTTAAGAATGTCCATGTCATTTCACCGTTATCATGAGAAAAATACCAATTGCAGCAATACCCAATACCAGAAAACCGACTATGCTGCTAACCATAATCAAATCCTTTCGGTTCTCTTCTTGCTCCTTTAACGCGGCCGCAGCCTGACGAGCCGCTTCTTTACGCATTTCAATCACTTGCCGTTGAATGCCTTCCCACGCTGCAGGGCCATATTGACCAACAAACAAGTTTTTTACCTGAAGCTGCATATCAAGGGCTTTGGCTTTAATGGCGTATATCTTAACCGCCTCGGCCTCAAATTCAGCTTGCGATTGGAATAGTTTCTTTTTGCGCGGCGTTGACGCGATCGTAACAATCTGGCCCACTTTACCAAAGAGATTGCTTACCTTCTCGGCGGTCGCCATCATATCCTGACCAGCATCAACTGCGGACTTGATTGAGTTATATATCGCGGTTGCGCCAGCAATCAGGGTAAATGGATCCATGGTAACCTCAGTAGGGTGGCGCTTGCGTTTGGATAACGGGTTTGGAAAGATCATTTACTTGCATGGCAATCTGATTTTCCACGCCAATTATACTTATACTTTGCGCCACCCACGCATACGCCATCGCTTGTGTGATGTCAGCATACGGCACAAATTCAGCGGGGTTAGGCGACCCTAATTGAACTGTGCCAGACA